AGGTCTCCTGCAATACTACCTGTTGCGTGGTCTGGGTCTGCTAAACTTGCTCCGTTATAACCAAAACAAGTCATGTTAAATCCACTAGCAGTAAACTGACCGTCATTATATGCACTAACAATAGTGCCAGCGGAAGCACCACCAAAGGTTCCCGAATATAAAGCGTTTCCCATTACATTAGAGAACGCTAGTGTGAAATTTCCAATTCCGTTGTCTGTCAGACCAGAAATATTAAATGAATCTAAAGGAGTAGAACCAGCGTGTTGTACCCAAGACTTTACTAACCCCTGCACAGTATTCTGCGTAGCTCTTCCACCATCTGACACATAGGTAGATGTATTAGCCATCTTGACATTAGAACCGCCAGAGCCAGCCTTATCTACAATTGCATCAACATTTAACTGACTGGTCATACGATACTCCAATATCCGTTAACGGTAACAGTGGCATTGCTCTGTGTAATAGGCCCAGCCGATACACCGTTAGTTGTGCTACTGATTGTGATGTCAGCAGTAATGGTCTGCCCATTGGTACGGATGATGCTGTCGTTGCCTAAGAATGGGTAGCGTGTGTCAGCCTCTGCCTTAGTGTAGCTGTTGGCTACAGAAAATGTGTCATAGATAATCATCTCAACTACGTCATTGAGGCTTGCACCTGTGACCAAAACTACTGTTGTACCTGTCGTAGCTGTATAGTCTGTACCCGGCTTGAGTAGGACACCGTTTTGATATACGTCTAAGTATAGGCTATCCTGATAAGATAATACCTTACTGTCGGCATCACTGCCACTGAAGCTAGTCTGTCCTGCTGTCGCTTGATATACAAAGCGATTGCGGAAGCCTACTGCTGGGGATTTACCTATATATGGCATATTAACTTCCTATAGTACTTGCATCATCCCGTGCTTTACGGTTTTTATAATCTGAACGAGCAATAATAAGCGCAACAAAGTCAGCTTGATTACTTGGTATGTTGTCAGTAAAGCTACTGTCGTTCATAAGTTTAGTTGTCCACTCCTGTTGCATACGCTTCCAGCAGTTGTTGATTTTACCATCGACTGCCGCTTGTATCCAAGCATCAAAGCCAGCATTATCGCTGTCGTTATACAAATCGTTGTTTAAGATTTGTTGTTGTAAGTCAGTTAGTACAACTGCTTTAGTGTGGTTTGCCAATTTATGTCTCCTTTATGACAGGGCTATTTCACCCAATTAACAAGCTAGAAATCCAGAAAAGAAACTGCTTGAATTTATATCCGCTTGGTTAGAACCGCTACCTTGATACCAATTTACTACAGCAGTATCATTTGCATCCATATCTACAAGTTCACTAAAAGAAATTGTCCAATACACAGGGTCTTGTCCAAAGTCAGGGTCAAAGAGAATAAAGTAACCTCTATTTGAGGTAGTAAGATTAACTTGAACATAGCTTGAGTCTCTATCTATGTTCTGAACATATGCCCTTACACTAATTTGATATTTACCTGTCACGGGTGCAGTGAACGTATTGCTGGCAAAGTTAGAACCAACATCATAAATTTCCGAATCAAATACTATAACAGCACCACTAGCAACATTGCTTTGGTCACCTGAAGGTTTAACAGCAAACGCTGGTTGCGCTGGCAAGTTGACTTCACCGCCAGCATTTACAAGAACCCTGCCACCACTGTTTGTGTAGTCATACAAAACAAACTGACCATTACTAGCCCCAACACCATCGCCTAAACGCCAATGAGAACCAGCAGTAGATTGAATAGCTACGTTAGCACCAGCACCACCTTTTACATGGAGTGCAGATGTCGGGGATGTCTCTCCTATTCCAACAAGTTCACCTGATGATATTGTAATAGCTGTAGCATCGCTAGAATTAGAAATTCCAGTTATACCTTCTTTGCCAATCTTAGTTAATGCCACAGTCTATCTCCTTATGCGTAAGGGCTATCGCCAAGTACGCTTGTATCCCAAGCTGCCTTGAGTTTAGCAATTGTGTCTGCGCTACCAATTGCTGAAGCGGCTGGTGCATCACGCAGTGCAGCTTTCTTAGTTACAGATGCAGTCTTTGCAGATGCGTCATCAGCTTCTAGTGCTTTCATGTACACGACATCCTCTGCCTCAAGCAGTGGCTTACGTACTTCACGGATTTTGTCTTTGAAGATTACTTTGGCTGCTGTTACATCTTCTGATATAACTGTGCCATCCAATGACCATGCACCACGGAAGTGACGGTCAGAAGGTACGGTTGCTGTTGAGGCATCAATCTGATTCCCGTCCTTGTCTACGATGTATGTTTGTGCCATTAGGTTTCTCCCTCTTAGGCTGCTAACTCAGTGACGCTAAGTTCTTCAGTAATCTTCCAAGCGTTGCGCCACTCTCGTGAACCCGGAAGCTGTTCTTTACGGCATATAACCAGTTTAGGTTTGTTGCCCTCATCCCAATTGCGCCATACGTGCTGTGGGCAATCTTTCATAATTAGGTATTCTATTGCTTGCTCTTCTGTCATAGCCTCTACAGGTTTTGTGTTATGTAGCAAGTGTCCTCTGGTATGCTTCTTGAAGTCAGGCTTTGCTTCATCTTTAGCTAGTTCCCAGTATACCTGTACTGGTGGTAGGATGCCGCCCTGTAACGCACAAGCCATCCAGTTAGGGTCAGGTACAAGTATCTTTGCACATTCGTCTATGCTGTCCTCATAGACTACACGGTAGTCAGTCTGTACACCGTCTAGGTTTTCTTTAGCCCAGCATAGTCGGTCAAATAGGTGTGTGCCTTGAAACTCTGGGGTCACTGTCATGCGAGGTCTCCAATTATCGTGTCACAGTTCTGTTGCCCATCTTCATAAGAATCTGAATCGTATGACGTAGTGCCGTAACTACTTGTGGTAAAAGTTCCAAACCCCCCAACATAATCATTAGCAAAATTGGTGTACGCATCACCTGCTGAGGCTGCGTTTGCAAAGTGTGAACCAGAATAATCGTTATTAACCATATTATTTGTGAATGATATAGGATTAGTCAGACCTGTCCCCGCATCCGTTAAACTGCTAATATTGAAAGAATCACGAGCAGTGGTGCTGGTGGCTAAAGTGTAATTTATCCACGCCTTCGCACTACCATTCACCACAAACTTTGTATTAAGTGACCCAGCGGTGCTGTGTTCTAGTGTATCTGCTTTGATTTTTCCTAGTGCCATTATCCCGCAATCTCCATTACTGTAATTGAACTAGCGTAACGACCTTCTTGATTGTTGTCGGTATCTGCATCAGACCTATTTACATAGACATTGCCTGTATTTCCGCTTGGTTCACTAAGAATTTGTATTTTGTAAGTTACTTGTGAGGTGGTGCTTGGAGAATCTAAAAACATTCCAGACATTTGAAAAATAAACTGACTGCTTGGGTCATCAGAGTTAGACATTGTTGCACGGTTTCTACTACCAGCAGCATCACCAACATAAATAGCTGTACTGTCACGCACCATTCTAACAAAAGCAGTCACATTGGTAGCGGATGCAACCTTACAATCCATAAAAACCAATACTTTACTTGATGTTGTTGAGGGTGTTATGTTTACAGATAAACCAGTGATATCAGTAAAACTTGTTGATGATGTTAAAAAGGTGTCTGTTTTTGGAGTTTGCAAAACTTGTAGAATAGAACCAGTGCTATTGACAATAGGCTTGCCAGCAAGAGTTTGTATTGCGTCTGTTTTAATTAAACTCATGCTAGGTCTCCAATCACTATAATTCTTTGTGGATTATCTCCAAAAGCCCCATTATCAAATTGCAAAGATTCTCCATCTACTCTTGATGATGAGTTAATTGAAAAAAACAAACCGTCTGGATTAGCACTATCGCCATTGGTTGCTGCGCCAGAATAGTTTGCAGAACTCATTGCGCTGGTAAAGTTAAAGGCTTGCTTTCCAGTTGCAGTGTCTCCCAAACTAGAAATATTAAAACTTTCGTTAAGAGTTGTTCCTGCCGCATTTGAATTAGCATAGCATTTTGGTGCAATTTGTTTAGTCAACGTAGCCGCACCACCACCTGTGCTTTGTATGGTATCTGCTTTTAATGTACTCATAGCGTCACCAATGTCCCACCGCTTTCAACGGTTAATGTAACACCAGAAGCCACAGTAAACGGACCAGTTACGTTGGCGTTCTCTGTAGCTAGGATGGTTATATTTGCTGTAAGGGATTGTGCGTTGGTACGAAATAGACCACCACCCTTGAAGTTACCCTTGTTCTCAGCAGGTGGTACAATCGTACCAGCTTGAGGTGCTAGATAATTTACAAAGATGTTGCCTGTACCAGCAGAAGGGGCAGCAGTGAATGTAAGTGTAGTGCCATCAGGAATAGTATAGGCTGCTGTGTCTTGCACAACACCATCAACTGACACCAGTACGTCCTGCACAGAGGATACTGTTGTAGTTAATGTAAATGTGGTATCACTACCGTCACCATTAAAGCGTTGTACAGCTTTAGTAGCTTGGTAGGAACCCGGAACTTTTTGACCAATATACGGCATACTTTATTCCTTATGAACTAATAGTATCAACTACGGAAACCCAAACATCTGCACTGCTTGCGGTATCACTTTGTACTTTGAGTACATCACTTGCTTGCATTACAACTTTTGCGCCGCCATCTAGTACCTGCAAGGCTGAACCTACAGGGATAGGTGCATCTTTAATAATGTAGTGGTCGTTAGACCCATCATTAATAAACACATCCATTAGAATCTGTGTTGTTGTAACATTAGCAATATTGATACCAATAAGCGCATCATCGGAGTTAGCTGTACGCAATGTCACTGCGCTTGTACCAACATTCCTTGCAATGTTTCTTTCAAAATCCTGTGCCATATCTTCTCCTAATTAAGATAAGTATAATTATACCATACTTTTATTCATTTGTCAAGTGCTAAAGCGCAATCGCCATCGCCACGGCAAAGCCAGCAGTTGCACCTGCGGCTGGTAAGTTAGTCAACTGTGAGCCATCTACTCCCGGCAATCTAGCAGAACCATCTAAGACAATCGCATTGCCAGCAGATGTTCCAGTGTTTAAAACCGCTGCTGTTCCTAGCCCCATTGATGTACGTGCTGTACCTGCAGTCTCTAATACAAAGTTAGAACCGTTACCAACAATAAAACCGCCATCTGTTACTGCTAGTCCAGCTACATCCTGTAACTGTGCATCTAGTCTTGCATTAGCAATTGTACCTGTAAGCTGTGTAGCTACAATAGACTTATTAGTTAGTGTCTGTGTACCTG